AAAAGCAAAAAACTTTTTAAGCGAAAAAGAGTTGCGTTTTTTTTAGTTGATGGCTGAATAAATAAAAAAATGGCTGAAACTTTTGAAAACCTAAAGTAAAATCACGCTACTCTACAGCCCTTTGACTGCGCGGCTTTCAGGGGGTGACATTTTATTTTCATTTTTGAATGGGCTTGAATTAGTCCAATAAAAACAACTTACTTTTTTTGACTGGTTTTTAAGGCTTTAGAAATTTACAATTTTTTTGGAGGTCAAACTTAGGTCTAAATAATTAAGTAATTTTTTTGACGCTGTTTTAAGGGTCTCAGAAATTTATAAAATATTTTAGGGTCTAATTGTGCGTTTAAAAAAGAAGAGAAAAAACCCCACTTAGTAGTCAGCTAGTGGGGTTTGTTTTTATTGCTGGTTTAAATAACTATCGGTAACAGCATCTTTGAGCTTTCTGTTGTCTAGCGAGAAATCATAATATCCTGTAGCAATTCCGTCAAGGTAGCAGTTGGAGGGTGGAGATATCCTATCTTGGTTTCGCATAATGTAAATCATAACCAATCCATGCTCTGTCTCAATAAACTTTTTAACGTACAGGTTAGGGTACCCTTCGTATCTATCAAGGCTCTTTTCACAATCTTTTGTTATCTTCCACAATCCTAGTGGAACAGAACTTCCATCTGTAGATACCTCTACATCGGCAACCCCTCTAAATTTTAGCGCGTGTCCCTTCAGCGTATAGCTTTCTACAGGCGTAGCGTTCTTGCATCTAAACTCCATCTGGTCTTTGTTAAGGTTAGAGCCATAAGCCCCATATAAGTATTCAGTTATTGTATTCATCTTGATGTTTCCTTTTTGGGTTGTTTAATTTGGTTTTAAGAAAGCTCTTCTTGGCGCTCTCTCAGGTAATCTTGCACTTGGGTACTCACCCCTTGGTATAAGCCAGAATCTACAACGCCTGTAGCTCTTGCTAGTGGGCGGCTAGTGTTAGGCATGGTGTAGCACTCAAAACGCTCAAGAAAGCTGTTGGCTCTGGCCTCAGTAAACACACCCTCGGCAGTGTAATAATCATTTAACTCAGGGTTAGTTATTACTGTTGCGCTTTCACCTACAGTAAGGTTCCACGCTTGCAGGTTTCTATTCCAAACCATAGAGCCGTTAGCGTTCTCAACAGCATTTCTAATGGCAGAGTAGGCGCGTTTTGTGGGTGGGCGCTTGCCTGTACCGCTGGCCGCTACTGCACAGCTAGTTTCAACAAATTGCATTAAAAAGCTCAACCAGTTAACAATTTTCTTAAACTCAGTAGTTCCGCTATGCTGGCGAAACTCAATAGAGCCTCTACTGGCTATGTTAGTTAGGTTTACTTTGTAGTAACGCTCTGCGGCTCTAGCCGCGTTAGGCTTACACGTTGCGCGTTTAACAGCGTTCTTTACGCTTTCAGTGCTGGCACACCAGCGAGGGCTACCTCTGCGAGAGCGAGGCATACAAAGATCAATTTGCTCTTCGTGGTTTGAGTACCGCTCATAGGTAGTTTTGATTTCATTAATGTTCATTTCACGGCAATCTAAATGAACGTGCAACCCGCAACTTCTGTTAACAGTAACGCCCTCAACAGAGTTGAGCGCCTCAATAACTTTCTCAAGCTCTCTGACACCCTCAACACCGTTAAGAATAGGGCTAACCAACTCGCCAGCATGGCCGCGAACACCGTTTAGAGATCCATCATATACAACTTTCCAGTAGCTAGTTGTTTGGTGAGTGTAGCCAGCATAAACACATTCAACACCCTCAAGGCTGTTTATAACTTGAGCAACTTGCCTAGGGCAAGCGCCAACAAACTCAACTTCAATTCCGAAACTCTTGTTGCTAATTACTGGTAAATTTAACATTTTCAAGCACCTTTTATGGGTTGGTTTCTTTCTCTCTACATAATTTATTATACAGAGTTTCCTATGGTAAACAAGGGTTAATTTGCACATATTGTACTTTTTTTTATTCTTTTTGGGCTTTTCTCACTGCAACCCATGATGTACAATGTGTTTTTGACTTACAAAAAGAGTGTCAGATGACTACAATTCACGCCAAAGATATGACAGAAGTTCCCGTCGACGATTTAATTCCTTATGATAGAAATCCTAACATTCATTCAAATGAGCAAATAATTCAGCTTGCAAATAGCATCCGAGAGTGGGGTTTTACAGTCCCAATATTGATTGATGAAAATCAAGTTGTCCTTGCGGGGCATGGTCGACTGTTCGCGGCTAAATCTTTAAGTATGGAAACCGTCCCATGTATCACGGCAAGAGGTTGGTCAGACACTCAGAAAAAGGCGTACGTCATTGCGGACAATAAGTTGTCAGAGGGTAGCGAGTGGGATAGCTCTCTGTATTTTTCAGAGCTTAAAGAGATAAATAGTTCAGGATTCAGTCTTGATTTAATTGGTTTTGATGAAAGCATTTCCTTAGATTTTGAGCCAAATTTACAGCCGACAACTTCGTTTGCAGATGTTAATGAGGGTGATATAAATAAGGCCGAAACAGCAATGTCAGATAACATGGATAGGCTAACTGGAGATCGTTCAGAAAAAGGGACTGAGGTTATGTGTCCATATTGTGCAGAGAGCTTTATTTTTGACGGCATTTAATAGAGAAAACCAGACTAATGCGTTATCTAAAGTGCTAGAAAAGCATGATTGGGTATTTGCTAAAACAATGCCTAAAAACCCTCATTTCTATACGCGCAAAAGAGATTGGAGCGACCAAGAATTGTTTGTAAAATGCGCTCACAAAATAAGGGAGCTAGGAAAATCCGAGATGTTTCGGGGTTGGCCTTACGTTTGTTTTAACTTTAATGGATATAAATATTGGGTTATGGATAAGAATCCAAGCGATGCGGTAATTATAAACAGGAAAGTGTTATGAGATATATTTTGCGGACTTGTGCTGGTAGAGAGCATTATGCTGATTATGTAAAGAAATGCATTCCATCAGTAGAGGTGTGCTTTGACCAAAAACTGGGTGCAATGAGTAACTTTTTGCAGTCTCTTGAGATGGCAGGTGATGATGCCGTTGTTAATTTAGAGGATGATATTTGGATAACTCATAATTTTGAGGAAAAGCTAAGGGCAGTTGTATCTGGCAATCCAAACTCAGTAATTCAATTTTTTAGCATGAGAAAAGCTGATCGGGATATTGGCAGTAGGTGGGACTCTGGTAAATCTTACCTGATGGCACAATGCACTTACCTACCTAAAAAAGTATCGCGTGGCATATTAGCATTCAGCAAAAAGTACGATAATATTGAACACAAATCGCACCCTTTAGATTCAATGGTTGCTGATTACTTGAGCAAAGCAAGAATGAAATACTGGATTCATTGTCCAAGTTTAGTTGACCACAGAGTTGGTAAATCAATGATAGACCCAAGAAGAGCAAGCACAAACAGACAATCGTTTACTTTTAGGGATGGAATATATGGCTGATGTAAAGTGGGATGCCCCTTTAACAAAAGAGCAAAGAGCAAATCCAGTTGTCTATTCTGCGAAAATTGATCTTCCTAGCATGATAAAGATACCTACTGACTCAGAGCTTGAAATAATATTTAAAACAAAAGGCTATAAACTGCAAACGTGGGGGAGGTCAAAAGATGAGCGCGGAAAAGAAATAAAAACAAATGACCCGCATTGGATTGGAGTTAGAAATGGCACTCCTTTGCATACTGATAAGGCTTATCCTAGATATTCTCATCATTTAAAGGTAAGGGTTGATGATGGAATAGTTGTAAGAGGAGTTGATAAAACCGAGCTTCTTTTAGAGAGAGGTGTTTTTTATATTTTGGATACTCACAGCCCCCATCAAGTTCTGCACAAAAAGGAAAGTGCTGTATGGAATGTTGCAGTATCTATTGATTCCCACGTTCTACTTGACCCTATGGAGTGCATAAAGAAAAGCATCCAATTTGCGGCATCCACTAAGATAACTAAAAGATGAAAATATTTCTTAAAGATAACGTATTTGATGAAGCTATAGAAAGAATAACTTTCTTGTTCCGAGAGTTTGATGAAGTGGTAGTCAGCTTTAGCGGGGGCAAAGATAGCACCGTAACGCTTGAAATGGCGCTGTTAGTTGCTGAAAAAGAGGGCAAATTACCCCTTACAGTGATGATGCTTGACCAAGAGGCCGAGTGGCAAGCTGTTGTTGATTATGTAAAAAGGGTTATGTATCGCGACGAAGTGACCCCTCACTGGCTACAGGTGCCTATCAAATTATTTAATGCGACCACTATGGATTACCCTTGGTTGAACTGTTGGGATTTAAATGAAGAACACATGAGGGAGAAAGACCCTATAAGCATCAAAGAAAATACTTACGGTACTGATCGCTTTTATAATATGTTTCCCAAGTATCTGGCAAAGCATTACAAGGGTAAGTCAGTTGCTTTGCTAGGGGGTGTCAGAGCAGAGGAAAGCCCAAACAGACGAGCAGGTTTGACTAATGGGGCTACCTATAAAGACATAACCTATGGCAAGGTCTACGATGAGAAGCAAGGCCATTATGTTTTCTATCCTTTGTATGATTGGAGCTATACCGATATTTGGAAAGCAATTCACGACCACAGTTGGGATTACTGCAAAATATATGACGAGTTTTATAGGTATGGGATAGCCCCAATAAAAATGCGGGTGAGCAACCTTCACCATGAAACGGCTGTAGATCAGTTATTTTATTTGCATGAGCTAGAGGGTGACACTTGGAATGCGTTAACTAAAAGACTTAAAGGCATTAATCAAACTAAGCATATGAAAAAAAATGAAATGTTTAGGGCTAATGAGTTGCCGTTTATGTTTAAAGATTGGAGGGAGTACAGAGATCACCTTTGCGATAATCTAATACAAGATGATGGCATAAGGAAAAAGCTAGAGAAAAAGCATTTATGGATGGATGGAAAGTTTAGTGATATGAATAACATCCATGAGATGTACAAAACCCAGATACTAGGGATACTTGCCAATGATTTTGAGTTTGCAAAAATAGGTAACTTTCTTGGTAGACCAGAAGTGATTAACTTTTTAAAGTTCAAGCGAGGGGTGGAAATTAACTGGAATCGTCCAGAGAGAGACCTTAGGTTCATAAAGCCACATCAGAGAGGCACTACCCATGAGTGATATACCAAACCAACCAATTAGCGATGTTTTATGGGTGTCTGTTGATGATGTAGAGCCAAACGACTACAACCCTAACTCAGTTGCAGGGCAAGAGATGAAATTGCTACATACCTCAATCAAGCACGATGGTTATACACAGCCTATAGTTACAATCTACGATGAAGAAAAAAAGAAGTATGTGATTGTTGACGGCTTCCACAGATACTTTACCTGTAAGAACAACAAGGATATATTTGACACCACTCAAGGTAGGGTTCCAATAGTTGTAATCAAGAAAGATATTAATGAAAGGATGGCCGCTACAGTTAGGCACAATAGGGCAAGGGGACAGCACTCAGTAAGTGGCATGTCCAGTATGGTATTCTCTATGCTTGATAACGGTTGGAAGGATGAAGAGGTATGTAATCACTTAGGGATGGAACCTGATGAGTTGCTTAGGTTAAAGCATATCACTGGATTCTCTAAGCTCTTTGCAGATACAGAATACAACAAAGCATGGGTAACAAAACACCAGATACGAATTAAGAAAGAATTTAAAGATTCGGAAAAGATAGAAAATAACGGTAACGGTTAAGCATATGGCAATCAAGTTAACAGAAGATTTAAAACTAGCGATTAGAGATGAGTTTGTTCACGGAGTGACTAACGAGGAGGGTGTGAGACAGTACCCAACTATGAAGGCTCTAGTGATAAAGCATGGGGTATCCAGCACTACCCTTTACAGCTACTCATCCGATGAGAACTGGCAAGGTCAGAAAAACCAAGTTCAGACGGACATTCAAGAGAAGGTTGATGCTGATAGGGTTGAGCGAATGGTGTCTGACAGCAAAAGGCTAGACGATACGGCCATCCAGATAGCTCAAGCACTGTTAGGTAGGGTAGGCCGAAAGCTACAAAAGGCTTATCAAGAAGAGGCTAACAACCCCGCTGTTGAGGCTATATCTATGCAAGAGCTACAGGCGGCTTCTCACGTTGCACAGAACGCCCAAAAACTTGGGAAACTCGCACTAGGCGAAGCACAGGAAATTTCAAAGGTATCCGCAAATGTCAGCAATCCAGAAGCCTTCCACCGAGTTATGGACCAACTTGACGAGCTTGCGAACGCAAAGTCACAAGGCGGTAGCAAGTCTCTACACTGATTGGCTATCTACAGCTAGGCCGACTCAACTAACTCCAGTTGGTGATTGGAATATATGGCTCATCCTTGCTGGTAGGGGGTGGGGTAAGACTAGAACAGGGGCATCCGATGCGTTGCTTTACGCTCTTAGAAATCCAAATGTTCAGGTAGCCGTCCTAGCTCCTACGTTTGGAGATATTAGAAGGGTTGCCTTTGGCGGGGTGTCAGGGATACTAAAAACCTGCCCAGAGGAGTGTATGCTCAAGGGTAGGGGTCAGGGTTACAATTCATCTGCATCTGAAATACGCTTGTTTAATGGCTCTATAATTTATGGGTTTTCTGCTACTGAGCCAGAGCGTTTACGAGGTCCACAGTTTCACAGAGCTTGGTGTGATGAGCTTGCGGCATGGAGATACCCAGAAGCCTTTGACCAGCTAATGTTTGGCTTACGTCTAGGTGAGAACCCCAAGTGCATCATTACCACCACACCCAAACCCACGCCTCTCATCCGTAAGTTGCTAGATAGAAAGGATGTGGTTGTTACTACAGGTAACACTTTTGAGAACTCTGATAACTTAGCGGCATCTACGCTGGCCATGCTAAAGGAAAAGTATGAAGGGACTGCGCTGGGTAGGCAGGAACTCTATGCGGAAGTGCTTGATAACTTAGAGGGGGCGCTATGGAATCACAGCATGATAGACGCTTGCAGGTTGCCGAGAGACACTAAGCCAGAGTTTACTAAAATAATTGTAGCGGTTGACCCAGCGGTTACTGCTAACGCTGATTCTGACGAGTCAGGGATTGTTGTAGTAGGAAAAGACGCTGAGAAGAAGTATTATCTGTTAGATGATCGTTCTGGTGTCTATACTCCAAACGATTGGGCAAGGCTCTCTGTAGAGCTTTATCACACATGGCAAGCTAACCTGATCGTTGCGGAAGTTAACAATGGCGGTGATTTAGTTGAGAGTCTAATTAGAAGCGTTGATGTAAACTGCAAGTATAGATCGGTTCATG